ATGGGAACAGGTTTGTCTCTAAATTAAATATATTTTCCAACGTTTTTTTACTCTTACTTTCCGTTTTTATTGGGGTCTTTATAATTTTTTCAAATTTATTCCAAAGTCTCAACGTTAGATTAACGTCTTGTTCTGCATAATCTTTAACTAAAGAATATGGCAATTTGTGCATGTTGGACATTGGATCTGATATACCATGCTCTTCTAAAGCTTTGTCTGCTAAATCATGTTTGTATTTAGAATCCTTTAAATAATCTTTTGCTAAAGAATCTAAGCTGTATCTCATTCTATTCTCATCTATGACAGATGCGGCGATCATAGTATCAAGGATAGGCCCTTTTACCATCATTCCGGTAGCTGCTCTTATCCAACATACGTCGTACATTGCATTGTGAAATACCTTTGTGACTTTTTCGTTTTGAAATATTTTTTTATTTAAAATTCTCCACACATATTTCGGTGTATGATTACCTCCACCTTTCTTATGTTTCATAGGAAAATAAAATTTTTCATCCCCATAAGCTAGAGCTATACCAACTACGAACCCTTTATCTGGATCTGATTTACTTAGAATGGCCCCTGATCCGTGTTTCTTCAAGTCCGGATCATATGTCTCTAAGTCGACAGCAACAACCTCACCATCTTTCATTACTACATCAGATAACTCTGGCATTATTTATTTTTCCATTTGTCGTAGCCTTTAATCCATTCGTTGGATTTCCGTTCTTTTTTTTCTGGATAATCTCTATCGATTGCCATCTGACAGTAGTGAATTGCTTTTTCCAAATCTTGCTTTTGTCCTTTCTGTTTGTGCCTGCACAAATATTTTATAGCGTTCCCTTCTGCGAAAGGCAAATTATTTTTATTTATAAACTCTGATGGTTGTATAACCATCGAAGCGTAGTGAGTTCCACCAACTTGAATAGTGTATGGATCTACAATGTCAGTCCGTTTTTGCTTTTTATTATCCATAATGTTTTTCTTGCTCTTGAGCATGCAACATACTTTATCCTCCTTTTTGTAAAGTCGTGCTCTTCTCTCTGTATAGTTAAATCTACAATACAATTATCGAACTCCTTTCCTTTTATTGTATGGATATTCTCTAAAAATATTCTAGGGGTTTTTTCCAAATCTCCAGACGGATCATATTCTACAACCCTTCTAATGAAGTTCTTCATTTCAATTGTTGAAATGTATGAAATTTTACTTATTTTTTTGATGTTTTGAAAATCGTCGGATTCTTTGACAATTGGATTTAAAAACTGATGTTTAATTAACCATTCGATATCATGATGTCCCTTGTCAATTTTCTCTAAATTCTCTTCAGAATAATTTTCTCCCACATATTCAGGAAGGGTATTTTTTAATATTTTTTTGATAGCTGCAGTAGTAAGTTTTTTCTTTTCACGAATTAATTTTAAAAATTCTCTTTGATTTTTTATATCTGCGGTAGGATATTTGAACTGAAATTTGTTATGTTTATCAGCTATTTTAAAAGGCACTCCTAGTTTTGTTAAATATCTTATTGCCTCTCTTGGTTCATTTCCTCTATATGTGAATGCAAAAGTTTCACTAGTTTGTTTTAATCTTTTATCGAGTTCAGCAAGATGAGGGTCTTGCTCCAAGTTCATCATTTCAAACTTTTCGCCCTCTACTACTTGACCATTTTCTTCTCTAGGAGCCCACACTCTTCCACCGCCAGCGTATTTATAGTATTTCCATAAAGGTCTAATTATGTCTTTACAGTATTCGTTAATGACTCTTGGGCATCTGAACCCTTGTTTCAATTCTTCTTCTGGATGAGCAAACTCTATGTGAAATTTATGGGGATCGGCTCCTGCAAACTCAAAAATAGACTGGTCCGGATCACCTGCTTTATAAAAATATTTTACAGCTGCAGCCATCTTAACTTCTGCGGCTCTCTGTAGTACGCTCGAGTCTTGAGCTTCATCGATCATTAAAAGTTTTATACCTAAATCTTCAGATTTTATTTCATCAGAGTCTGCGAAGTGTTTAACCATATCTTGAAAGTCTAAAATTCTTTCTGCCCGAAGGTTTAATTTTATATTGCCTTTAAAACTATTATAATTTTTTTCTAGCTCTTGAAGCTCGGTTATGGTGTATTTAAAGTCACGTTTTTCCTCAAAACTTAAAGTTCGGTAATATTTCACTGTATCGAAGCCATTATCTCTAGCTGAGCTATGAAACTTAAAAAAAGGATGTCTAGCTATTAACATTTCTAAATTATAAAATTCTTTAGAGCTAGTATAAAAGTTAAACAAAGGATGTTGTTCTTTTAAATTATTGTAATCGTCACCATCAAAAACAACAGCTTTTCCTTTTCTCTTCTCTATTTGTAACTTACAATATTTATGGATTGTGGTTACAGTTTCTTCTAAGGTTTTTCTAGATTCCCTTACTAAGCGAAATATGTCTTTTCCCGTTTCGTCTTGATATTCTTGAATATTATCATCGTCTAGTATTCTGTCTCTAATCTCATCGGCTGCAGTGTTAGTGTGAGAGGTTACTATTATCTCTGTGGCAGAGTATTGTTGTATACAGTCATAGAAAATCTCTACCAGACGTCTTGTTTTACCTGTGCCGGGTGGTCCAGCTATTCTAATTTTCTTCATCTTTTTTATCCTCTATCTGGTCTGGTGCTAGGTTGTAGATAATTCTAAAGTTTTCTTTTTTTTCTTCGAAACGCCACGTAGGACACGACTTTTCTTTTCCAAGATTATCTTTTACATATCCAGTTACTTTTTTAGCATTTAACATCTTCTTTAAATCAAAACATACTTTCTTGAGAGGTCTAAAGTCTCTACTGGCTTTTAAATACTCCATTAATTTAGGCATCCTTATCTCCACTTTTTTTGCTTCTTCATCGTAATAACATGCGCCATCCAATAAATCGGACCTGATAACACTTACAGTGCATTTATTTAAAAAATCTCGTATCAGTGTTTTAAACTCATATTCGGGAGTTGCTTCTTCTTCTGCTTTTTCATAACTCATTCTATCTAATCTACCAATGTTCATTTTTATAAAATCGTTAGGTTTCATTTTGAGTATAGAGTCATGAGGGAAATACCCAGCGTCCGCTAGTCTGGTTATGTATTTCTCTTTGTTTAAAAAATCAGATCCTTTCATCTCTACTCTAACTTGTTCATGGCTTCCCTTGCCGTCTGTTGAAGCATGATGAATAGTTTTTACTAAAACACTTTCATAAAATATTGGGGGTTTACTACAGTATTTAGTTATCTGTCCAAGAGCTTCTTCTGCTCCTACTAACTCTAAAGCTTGATCTGGAGTGATGCCACATAGATGTCTTGTGCACGCAGAGGGATCACAATATTTTTTTATCTTTGGTCTTGTACATAAATATTTATATTCTTTGTCTTCTGATTTAAAAATCGTTTTTTCTATCTCAACTTCAGATAATGGTTCTTTAAAGTACTTTTTATTAAAATGTTTTAATATACCTTTTGCATCAAGGTGTTTATATTCTTCTATTTTTTTAGTATGTGTTTCTGCTCTTTTTGCCCAAGTATAACTATGAGATAAAAAATCATTTCTTCCTATATCTGATGGAATTTTATTGTTATTTAGTTTTAAGGCATTCTTCTGACATGGTAAAAGTAATTCTTCTAAGCTCGTATGCTTAACTTTTTTTGTAGGTAGTTTTATTTCTTCTAGTAGGTAGTCATCTAGATTCTCTTGCGCATATTGTTTGTGCATTTCAAAAAATTCTTCTATTGTAGCTGCATCAAAATCGTCTTTGTATGCATATCTACTTCCTTCTTCATGATTAAAGTAAGGTAAATTTAACCAAGATCCTGTTTCTTTCTCGCCTAATTCTGTTTGCATTGGATATATTCTGTCTAATTTATCTGCTAAACCTAACTTAGACGCAAACTTTTTCATAACTAATCGTACTTCTTCTGCTGATGTGAAATTTTTCATGAATAGATAAACGTGGGCCCTGCCACTTTTTGATCTGAACATAATTAATGGAAGCTTTAATTCTCTGATTTTTTTAAGAAGTTCCTCGTAATCCATTTCATCAACGTCGATGTCTATGGCGCCCCACTTACAAGTTCTGTCATCTGTTAGAGGAAATATTCCAAGACTTACGCCTATACCCTTTAAATGGTTTTCCCACAAATTTCTTTGAGGGGATTTATGCTCGACCCAGGGTTTTCCTTCTACTTTCGCAGATACACGGGATTCGTTTCTCTTAAACTGGCCGTAAGCACGGTCCAATCCTTCAAATATTTTAATAAACTCATCTATCATAATTTATAAATGGGCGGTTTCACTCTCGCTCCGCCGCCCACTCCCCGGGAATTATAAATTAAGAGAAGGTTGTTTTATTGTATCCTCTTCAGATCCGTGTTTAACTTTTACTAAACCTTTACTGTTTTTTTCAGCAAAGCTTTTAGCAATCGCATAAACACCTTTATCTGTAACCGGACCAACTTTAGATACATCCCATCCAAACCATGTTCCTTTGTCATTCGACATTTGAACAGTTTTTAGATTATAAATGTGGCTATATGTTGGTGGTGTGAATAAGCCATTCTTACCTTGTAGCTTAAGACCCATCATGATTGAGTTCCATTTACGACTAATCTTTAATTGAGTAGCCTTCATAGATATCAATGCTGTTGATGGAGTTTTACCCATAAGAATCACAAAGTGATTAGCAGTATTTTCCAGATAATTACCATTAGGTAATCTATCCTTCCAAGATTTATCACGAGTAGTTGTACTCACGATATCACTATCTGCACTATGGATTGCTACAGGAGCATTTCCAGATTGACCTCTGTCTTGCCATTCGACATATTGTCTTTCATAATGGACTGGTATAACATTTATACCTTTTGATCCATCATAAAGCTCTTTGGTCACGCTGTTTACAATCATTCCAGGTTCTGCACCGCTAATAAACTTAGCATTCTGTTTATTAACCTCTGGAGATAATTGTCCCAAAACTTTCAGAAATGGTAATGCAAGATCTTCTTGCGTCATATTCTGAGAGCCCGCATTTGCATCAGCTTCGAATAGATTCGTAGCCAAAGCACCTGCTTCTTCTTTTTTTTGTACTTGGTTCATGTTTATTGTTTCCTCTTTATTGTTGTTTTATTTCCAACGAATACGTTGAAAAG